CCGGTCATACGCCTGGCTCGGCGTCCTGGACACCGGGGTATATAATCCGTTTGAAATCAGCAGGTCGAACGCGCACTCGATGCCCATTTCCTCCACCAGGGTATTGGAGGAAATCTCCTCATTGAGGTACCGCCGCGCTTTGAATGTGCTCAGCTCGTTGGCCAGGGTGGCGTAAGCCGTATCATCGAAATTCCCCGAGGCGATCCCGACATAGGTCTCCTGGACATCCCGCATCACATCCACCGGGTTTTCGATCAGGTCGCCGCCATCGTCCGGTTTCCCCTGAAACTGCACCGTAATTGAGTCCGCGAACTGGTCGAAGCTGGCGATCCGGAAGGTCGCCGAGGTCAGGTTCTCATTCGTATGGCTCACCGCCGCCCCGTTTTTGTACACCTGGACGATGGATTTAATCGCGTGGCCGGCTATTTTGAATTCGTTTACCGTCGTGTCGGTGCAGACCACCGGGACCGCCGTATCGCTCCAGTCCCCGTACGCTATCGGAATCGGCATCCCGGAGGCATAGTCCTGCAAATTCGCAAAGTCAGCTTTAAAGAACTTCTCTGCCGGCAGCATGAGCCAGTCTTTGTCCCGGGCGTCACGCAGCCGAATGACCACCGCCCGGTTGTCGTACGAAATTCCACTGGGAAACTTGATAATCCCGTCGAAATCCAATATGTAATCCCCCAAATCGCGCCCCCGTCCCACATACACCTTAGCCCTCCGGAGTCCCCAGGCGTAGCCCTCCAGCAGCGCCCGTATCGTCATATCCTCATCCCGCAGAGTGAGGGTGAGGGTGGACTGCCTCTGTTTCGGCTCCGTCCAGGAAGAAAACGCCCGCTGCAGCGTGCTCACGCTCAGCCTGCCCTCGTAAAAATTCCCATCCGACATGCTGAGATGGTCATCGGCAAAATACAGCGTCAGCCCGGTCAGCTCGATCACCGCCAGGACGTGTGTTTCTTCCGATGGGAGGGGGGTGTATGTCATGATAAATATTCTCTTTCTTTGCGAACTTTGCGAACTTTGCGAGAAACTATATTTTTTCTTCGAAACTCATCGGCACATCCCCATAGGCCAAAGCCTTCATAACCCGGTTCAGATCGCTCTTGATTTTGCAATAAATCGTGTCGTTTTCCGGGTAGCTGTCCGGGTCCAGGGCGAACACCAGCGGCCTGGTCTTTCCGACCGCCTTGAACATCGTCTCCAGTTCCACCTGCTGCGCCGCCGAGATATCCCCGAACTGCACCGCGTACACCCGGTATTTCGTCTTCTCGATGGCATATCCCTGCTTTCCGTCGCTCTCCTCGATGATGCTCGGGTCCACCAGGCTTTTCTGGACCGTCTCCAGGACATTCACCCCCGGCTCATAATATTCCCCGGCGCAAATCCTTCCTACCTCGATATACCCGTCCGGATTGCTCCCGTCCGCAATCGTAATCCGCCACCATCTGTAGGTCTGGTCGAGGAATTCCACGATGGGCTCGGTCGCTGAGCCTGTCGAAGCGAGCACATGGCTGTAATCCGGCGTGGTCCAGTCATCGGTTCCATGGGCCTCCAGGGTCACCGTCGCCCCCGAGGTCAGGTTATGCCCGAAAATGGCCAGCATCGTGATTTTTGAAGCCGCGCCAAGGTCGAACTTGATCCATTCCGCGGCGTCCCCGGTCGACCGCCATTTCTTCCCCACGAACTCCTGCACAACATTCCCGTCCGGCAGCCCGGCAACCTCCGAGGAAGAGGAGATCGTCGCCGCATCAAACTTGAAACTATATAAAAATCTCACATTGCTCATTGTCTTTCCCCAGATTTCCCAGTCTTCCCAGACTTCCCATTACGCGCTCTTTATACCCCGCTCATGAATCACCGTCACCCCGGCTTCGCTCTTCTCCCGCAGCATGGGGATGATTCTCCGGTCGATCACCCGCTCCACATCCTCGCCGTCCATGGCCTGGATGACAAAGATATACGTTTCACCCGTTCCGCCGCCCTGATTCAGCCGCTGCAAGCCCTCAATGCCAAGGTTCCCCATGGCTCTCCGGGTCAAAACTCCTTCTCCCTCCAGCCCGAGGAAAAGCCCCTCTCCCGGTATCGCGCCGCCGCCGTGGAAATTAATCCCGGCGAAAAGCTCTCTCGGCAGACTCTGTAAGAGAGCAATCGGCATAATATCACGGTATCTCGAAGACCCACGGCCCATCTCTTCCAGTTCGCTGAAATTGATATTTCCGCCATACATTGACTGCAGGAATGACGGGTTGTTTTTCATGGCGTCCTGCAATTCCTGCAAACCAACGCCCGCCGATACCGCCTGTTCCATATCGCCCAAATCCTCAACCAAACTCATATATTCCATCTGCTCTTTTGTCGTAGCCGCCGAAAGGCTTCCCCGCACCTTGATAATCTCATCCATCCGGGCCGCGATCCGGAAGAGTTCCTCTCTCCCGAATTTCCATTCCGACCCCGTCAGTTCCGCGCCGATGCCCTCGACGGTGTAATATTCCCTGGTCAGCGCATTGGACCGCTCCCGGTCCTTTCTCCGCGCCTCGTAATCCGGGGTGAACGCCCCGACCACTTCGTTGATGATCGCCGCGCCCGCCTGCATCAGACCCGCCGAAATCAGGCTCCCGGTCACCCCGCCGATCACGCTCCCCAGACCGGAGGAAATCCCCGAGAACGCCTCTCCAAAAGCACCCTGTACCGCCTTGATCCCCGGATCAACCAGGTTCTTCATCACCGCCGCGCTCAGCGCGTCCCCGATGGCCCGCGCCCCGGCGTCGCCGATGGCCTTCATGCCGGCTTCAAAATCTACTTTTCCATGACGAATGAAATCAGCGAACCCGTCTGAAAGCACCCCGTCTATCGCATTAGCGATTCGTTTCATGCCATCATATGTACTTTTTTCCCATGTGGGTAATTCGTTGATATACCAGCCCCAACCCTTCTGAGTATTTCTATAAAACCCTCCGCCGATATCGGCCTCGTCAACTACTTTTTTTGCTGCCAGCAACGCTATATCCAGCGAACTCGGCAGCGTCCCTATCTGGCTTTTTATTGCATCGATGTGCAAACCGAATTCTTTGGGAATCGCCAACCCGCCCACGTTGATTACCCTAGCGGTTTTATCTACCACATCCTGCACCTTTGGAGGAACTTTATTCCATTGCATGGCATACCATTCCGCCATCTCCGCCAGTTCATCCATGATGCCGGCATCGGTTGTTTTGGCTTTCTCTTCCATCTGGGTCAGGTTGCCGTCCCAACTGTTTTTCATGGTATTGAATATCGTGGCTCCGCTCTCTCCCAGTTCCGAGAACGCCGTCTGCATGTGTTCCTTTGCACTGACCATCCTGGCCGTGGCCTCATCCGCCGTCAGGCTCCACTGATAGCTGGCCGTACGAGCCGGGGTAGTGGTGATGGGGTCCCAGTTGAACTCCCCGACATCGACTCCCATTTTATCCAGCGCCGCACGGACCGGAGAAAACACCGCATTTCCAAGCGCCGCCGCTTTCTCCCCGATAAAGTTGATGACCCCGATAAAAGCGTTTCCTATCTCGTCCATGACCCCGAAAAAGGCCGTTGTAAGGGGAACCCAAACTCCCTTGGCGATATCGGCGATCGCGCCGGTGATCTCGGATACGAACCAACTGAACCCCTGTCCGGCTTCCACCAGCGAGGAAACGAAGCTCTTTCCGAAATCCAGCAGGCTCATGATTTCCACCCCGAACCGCTGAGCCACATCATTGAGCGGATTCCAAACCTGGGTGACATCTTTGGTGGTTTTTATGAGGGGCGTCAGCACTTCATCCATGAAGGTCCGCAGGCCGCCTTTGACGCTTGTTTTATCATTGTCGCCGGACCCGAAGAGCGTAATCGCCAGGGACTCTGCCGCCCCCTTCAGCTCCTCGACCGAGCCCCGGAAGTTATCCATGCGGATTTCAGCCATTTCCCGGGCCGCGCCGTCCGCAAATTCCAGATCAGTCTTCATCTGGACAAACGCTTCCGCGCCCTGCTGAATGAGGGCGATGAGGCCCGGAGCGCCGCGCTCCCCGAAGATGGTATTGATATGCCGCATGCCTTCCGCGGTATCCAGGAGGGAGGGGGGAAACTGCTTCAAAATGTCTTTGAACGGCAGAAACTGCTTGTTGCCATCGATCACCGATATGCTCAGGTCATGCAGCGATTTCTTCGCCGCATCGGTGGGATTCACCAAACTCGTCAGAATATTCCGGAAAGAGGTCCCGGCCATGCTCGCATCGATGCCGTTCTTGCTCATCATGGCCAATGCCGCGACCGTATCTTCCAGGGGGATTTTCAGGGCCGAGGCGCCCGGCCCGGCATACTGCAAAGCGTAGCCCAGGTTGAGTACATCGGTGGCCGTGGTGGAGGCCGCCACCGCCAGCACATCGGCCACATGGGAGACCTCCGATGCCGGCAGCTTAAATGTATTCATGGCCGCCGCCGCGATCCGCGCGGAATCCGCCAGTTCCAGACCGCCCGCCGCCGCCAGGTCGAGCATCGCCCCGATGGATCCGAGCACTTCATTCGGCTTCAGCCCGGCCTTGGCCAGTTCCTCCATGCCCATGGCCACCTGGCTCGCGGAAAACGCCGTCGACGCCCCCCATTCGACAGCGGCATCCCGCATCCTGCCCATCTCTGAGGCGGTCGCCATGGCCACCGCCTGGACGCTGGACATCTGCTGCTCGAAATCCGCCGAAACCATCAGCCCCTGGAAGCCCGCCGCCGCCGATGCCGCCGCGATGGCCGCCGCCGCCAGCCATTTGGTCGCGGATTTCCCCACGCTCTCAAATATTCCGGAGGCTTCGTCCTTCCCGTTCACGGTGACATTGACTGTGTAATCTTTGGCCATGGCGTCTTTCTTTTAATTCTTATCTTTGTTCTTTGCGCCTTCGCGTCTTTGCGAGAGAATCTCTTGTCTGATGACCTGGAACCCTTCCATCGTCGCATTGTCCTGGTCGAGCATTCCGCCTGGGGAAGGGGGGGGACCGGCTGGGATTAGGACCGGCCCCCCCTGGGCGGGAATCACCGTATAACACATCCAAAACAGGGATATCAAACTCTTTGACCACTTGCTGATGAAACTCTCCGGGCACTCCCGCAGGGGTATATCCGGCTTCCCTTTCAGCACAATCACCGGAGGCCCCTCCCCTGGCTGTAGGGGCGAAAAATCTTTCGCCCCACACCCCCGGGCCTTCTGTTGCTCCTCGCTACACGTCAGGCAGTCCCATCGCTCGGCTTTCCCGTACCAACGGACCGCGACCTGCAGTTTTTTACGTCGCCCTCATCGAGGCGGGAGATGTCGGTAATCGCGGCTTCCACTTCTGTGACCAGCCCGGAAAGCCCAGTTTCGAGCAACTCTTCCGCCGTGGTGACCAGCCGCCCGCCGACCTTTAGATTTTGGATGTTCCGGACATGGGTCAAAAATCGTTTTTGCTGAATTTCAACCGTATTGGTTTTGATGCCGCTATGTCCCGGCTTTGCTCGCACATCGCCGGACTGGCGCTGATTTTCGCGCACCGTCATCGGCTTGATCTCCAGGGTGATCGGCTCCAAATCGGTCCCGTCCTCGAGCGCATCCCGGTTTCCGTCGAACTCCGGCACATAGACAATCCAGTCTCCTGTTACCGCCGCGTATTCTCGTGCCATGCCCTCCATCCTTTCTGTTTGCGTCTTTCCGTTAAACTTATCTTTTCTTTGCGTCTTCGCGCCTTTGCGAGAGGCGATCTTTTTACTTAAAGGTAACCACCACCTCATCATCCCCCGTCGCCGTCCCATCCGCCTGGCCGGTCAGGGTGATGGTGCATTCATCCGCCTCCGGAATCTTTACGCTCGGAATGTCGAACTCGATGTCATTGAGATCGATCTGCACCTGCTTGCCCGCCGTGTCCCCCAGGAGGATCACCGCATCGAGGGCGCTGTAACGCTTGGCGTCATTGAGCCACTTGGCCGCGCCCCGTTCGAAATACAGGTCCAGGGAGCACTTGATTTCCCGGGGGTCCGGATACCGTATTCCGCGCGCCAGGTTGTACCCGAATTCGTTGTTTCTGAGCTTGGGCTTGTTGTCGATATCCACCGTGCAGCCGGTCAGATAAATCGTCTCGCCGCCCAGGGTGACTGTTCCCGCT